GACGCTGAGACGTGGCCTGAGTTCAAGGAGGGAGACAGGGTCATCAGCTTCGGAACAAGACAGAACTCCGGCTGGAGCTGTGTATGGGAGTGTGCCATCTACGTTGCGAAGCAGAGACGCAGGGATGGGGTGGTGACATGGCGACGTGACGGAGATCCGTTTAGCAACACTAAGGATATTGTGTCGGCACAGCGCCTCTGTACCAATAAGCAGAGAGATATCGAACGGAGAGATGGAGTCAAGCTGAGGATCATGCAGGGTATCAAGCGGGGTACTGTGATCCTCAATTCTGACACACAGCTCGACCACTTGATGAGAGGGGGAGAGTAAGGTACAGGGTGATCCCGCCCTCAACGGCGATAGCCCTGTGTTTTTAGACATGGCACAGGGTGCGTAGCCAGGGGATCGGTACGCTCAGAGAGCCGTGGGAAGAACCCTCTGCCCATAGTCAGAGGGTCGCGTCATTGAAACGGTGGCGTGCTTTCCGAGACTGACACCACCACAGTCTGCCCAATCCTGAGCGGTGGTTTTATACACAACTAACCTCGGGCCATATACGAGGAGAAGTAATGTACCACACTGAAATGCAAGCGTGTCAGCACAGCCTTCTGTGTGCTGCTCAGTTGGCAAGGGACCACATTGCCAGTCATGTCGGTCTCGCCTTGCCTAACCTGCCCGACCTGAAGGTTCTATCTGTCATTAGCAAGCTGGATAACGCTATCCAGAACCTCACTGTGCCCAGTCTGCGGCCAGAGGAGATCGGACACTTCGAGGAGTACGAGGACTTCCCCGTAGCAACCTGGAAGAAGGAGGTTGAGGATGACGATACCCGCATGGGGTATCACGAGTGGGCTGACTACGCTGAGGCAGTCCGTGATGAGCAGGAGTATGACGTGGAAACAAAGGCATACGAGGAGGGTGTGTGATGCCTAAGGTTTGTGCCTACCTGCGTGTCAGCAAGGACGAACAGAGCCTCAACGGTGAGTCCCTGGATGACCAAGCTGCACGGGCTACGGCATACTTCGAGCTTCTCAAGATCCTCCCCACTTCAGACTCCGATCTGGAGTGGGGAGGGTTCTTCTTTGAGAAGGGAGAGAGTGCGTGGAAGACTAGGCTGGTTGACCGTGAGGAGGGACGCCGGCTCAACAAGAACCTTGAGCGTGGCGATCACATTGTATTCCTGCGGATGGACAGAGCCTTCCGATCAGTGCAGGACTTCACGACAACGCTACCGATGTGGGAGCAGCGTGGGATTACGATTCACTTCATCGACCAGTCAGTGAACCTAGCCACGCCGAACGGAAAGTTCTTCGCAAACGTACTCGTTGCCGTGGCACAGTGGGAGAGTGACATCAAGAGTCTGCGTAACAGGGAGGCTGCCGCCAAGCGTAAGTCTGAGGGCAGGATGAACACCCGTCAGCCGCCAATCGGTTACATGGCAGTAGGGAAGCGTAACGTCCTGGTGAAAGACCCTGCCCAGATTTCCGTCATGCGTCTCATATTCTTCATGAGGACCAAGCATGGCTACAGCTACGACCTCATCAGTGACAAGGTTGAGGAGATCCTGTCCAACAGGGACGGCAGGACGTTCCGACGACGCAATGGGTTCGATGGCTCACGTCCTTGGCCCAGGGACAGGGTACGCAAGGCATTCCACAGGTACGAGCAGATCATTGCGTCCGACGAGCCTGTCTACACGGAGAGGTAATCTTCCGCATGACCCAGGGCTACCATCTCTTGGTTCAGGTTGATCGGTGTGTCGGAAGGCTTCCGCTTGCCGATGATCTCTACCAGCCAGCGACCGTACTTGCCAGAGGCGTCGATAGGATTCTTGGAAGATTGCTTGTGCGTCTTCACGGTGTGTAGCAGCGTACCCTCTGACAGAGATGTCTGGTTCAGCAGCTTAGACAACGCTTCCTTTGCCGCCTTGCCTTCATCCGTGTTCATCTCTGGTGCGTTGATTGCATAGAGCCTTGCCTTCATCCGGAAGGCTATGCCGAAGCCGCAGTCAACGATGATCTCCACGCTGTCTCCGTCGATCACCCTCATGATCTGAGCGTTGTAGACGTAGCGTGTATTCAAGGTTCCACCGTAGCCTTGATCTCACCTTCGACGGACTCGATCAGCAAATCGAACTCTATCGGCGTGACTTTTGTGACACCAGGGACATGGGGTTTGGACGACTCGGGGGGAGCCTGGAGGGCAGGGGTTTGGACGACGCTATTCTCGCCGGGTAAGCCGGCGGTCGTGAGCATTTGCATTCCTACGGTTCCAAGGCCACCGGCCCCGAGAAAACTTGCCGCGAGCAATGCGCCCTTGAGAAGGCCACCGCCGTTGTTATGCACGACGGTGCTGCTGGCAGGGTGAGATGGATATGTTCCCACGTCTATGTCTCCCAACCCCATGGCCATCGCTTCCGACTTCCTTCTTATCTTCAGGCGATGCTCTACGTCATGCGCCCAAAGATTAGACAGCAGCGACCTCGCTTCTCTAGCCGATGCCGCCGTCGCCGCCGCTTCCGTCATGCACTCGTGGTGTGGGTGGTTCTCCGTCATTGGTGTCTCCTCTCACCCAATCCACCATAGCCATGTCCAGCGCATGGAGGCTTTCCATCGTGCGACTGCTCTGCTCACCGACACGCAGACACGCAGTCACCGCTTCGATCAAGAGACCACGGTCATCAAGATCGACTAGACGCTCTGCCTCCGCACGCAACTCGTCAGCCATTGTCGTAACCCCTACCTGGGAAACAGGTCTAGGGCAGACTAACCGGCGTTGATGGGTGCTTCACGGTGCATGATCTGCCGGATGGCAGCGGCCTGCACAGGGTCAGTCTCAGCGTGCAGCTTGAGCATCACGCGATCAAGGATCGCCATGAAGTTGGTGCTGGCATCCGACTGTCGGGCCAGACGCTCACCACTTGCTGCCGTCAGCAACTCTTGCAGGTTCACATTTCCTTCGGCCATTACTCTGTCTCCTTGGGAACCAGACGCAGGCGTACCCGCGCCTTGAAGTTGGCTGTCCATTCTTCAAGATCAGACAGCCGTCTATTGATGTCAGTCGTGTTGGCGTCGGCTCCGTCCGTGCCGTCTTTTCCTGCCGGACCAGCGGGTCCGACCAGCTTATCTTTGTTCAGCTCAAAATATTCCTGGACGCCTGGTAAAGTTGCGTCGTCCTTACCCCTTGCGTGCTCTCGGGATTCGAGCATGTCGATCCGTGACTGCATTTTCTCTATGGTTTTCTCAAGCCTCTCGATGGCCTCAGCCATCTTGTCATCGCTGCCTAGCCTGTCGGGTCGGTTGTAACCTTTCAAGAACGCAGCCAGTTGACTTGGTGTGGAAGCGTAGGCTTCCGTGTCCTTGTCGCTGCCATGAGAGATGACACCCAACAGTTCACCGGCCTTGTTGAATACCCCGCCACCACTGTCACCGTTGCCGAACTTCCCCTCCGTGACGGAGTAGTGGGCGCGGAGAACCTTGAGGTTGCTGGGGGTGGTGGTCCCGAGATAGCTGAATGTCTTGGGCCTAAGTGTACGCCCAGCCCGGTATCCATACGCCCGAACCCCTGTGCCGGCGGGGGGTACAGACGACGCAACTCTCCCCAGGGCAGCCGACAATTTTGTAACTTTCGGTGACGGATCTGTCACCACGAACAATGCCATGTCGAGATGCTTGTCAACGCGGACCCACTTGGCAGCGTACTTCGTGCCGTGTCGGTCATGGACCTCGACGGTATTGCCGACCTCTGCTCCACAGTGTGCCACGCTGAGTCCGAATGTCGTGTCACCCACGCGGACAAACGTGCCGGAACAACCGGCCACCCGCACACTGGCATCCTCTGTCGTAACCCCTGCCAGGTACCGAGGGGTTTCGGCAGCGGCCAAGGCCACGCAGATAGCCAGTGATGCCAGGGTTGTCAGTGTGCGTGCCACCATGACCCACAGTCTAGTACCACCCTAGACCGTGTGTCAACTCTTGTCCTTGCCGTTCGCAAGTTTCCGTTTGAGTGCCTCGAATCCCCCGGCCAGAATCATCAGTTCGACGATGGTCTTCA